TTGACGCTGAAACGGGCGTTGGGCTTGCTGAATACCCTAGTTACGATGCCGAAAAGTTACTAACCGAAGCAGGGCTGTACCTTACAACGGAAGCTGGCGACTATCTAACCACAAGCGCGTATCTTGCAGCGCCGGGTTACGACCCACAGGTCATGCTGCGCTGGTCAGACGACGCGGGGCATACCTGGTCGAACGAGCATTGGAACTCAATGGGCAAGATTGGGGCTTACGGCACCCGCACCATTTGGCGCAGGCTCGGTATGACCGAAAAGATTCGTGACCGGGTGTATGAAGTGTCCGGTACTGACCCGGTAAAAATTGCCATTGTGGGTGCTGAACTGTTTGTTACGCCAACGAGTAGCTGATGGCCGAACTCAACATCACCAATATCCCCGCGCCTCGGGTGCCGTTCATTGATGAACGCACCGGCCTTATGGCGCGAGAATGGTATCGGTTCTTCCTCAACATGTTTGTTTTGACCGGCAGCGGCAGCAACGCAACCACGCTCGACGAACTGCAATTAGGGCCACCCGTTCAAACTAGCAGCGGCACAGTTACCAGCGTGACCGGCACACCTCCGGTTGTATCTTCCGGCGGCAACGCGCCGGTAATCAGTATGCCTGCGGCTACTGCGTCAGCCAACGGGTATCTGACCAGCACTGATTGGAATACATTTAACAACAAGGGCACCGTTTCAAGCGTGTCTGTGGTGTCTGCCAACGGCCTTGCCGGAACGGTAGCAACAGCAACGACTACGCCTGCGGTTACGTTATCTACAACCGTTACCGGGGTGCTGAAAGGCAACGGCACCGCGATCAGCGCGGCTACCAGCGGCACTGACTACGCGCCAGCTACCAGCGGCACTTCGATCTTGTACGGCAACGGGGCCGGCGGGTTTAACAACGTCACCATAGGAACCGGCGTTGCCTTTACTACCGGGACGCTATCTGCAACAGGATTGGGCGGCAATGTGGTTGGCCCCGCCAGCGCAACGGATAACGCAATTTCGCGGTTTGACAGCACAACCGGAAAGCTAATCCAAAATTCAGTCACCACCATAGATGACACCGGCAACGCCTCTGGAATCTTGTCACAACAATTTTCTGATGGCACTGCGGTTACGCTTGCTGCGGGGAAACTTTGGTACAACGGAACAACAGGTAGCTGGAACGGTGGCATGGGTAACGGAAACATTACCCAACAAATAGGCGAAGAAATATTCATCTACGGCAAGGCATCTTCCGCAATCACAGACTCACCGCTTCAGATCGTTTACAAAACAGGTGTTGTAGGCGCGTCTGGTGTTATTCAATTTGCGCCAACAATTGCTAGTATTACTGAAGCAGACCTAATACTAGGTATTGCTACCGAACCTATTGCGCTTAACGGTTTTGGCCGCGTTACAACCTTTGGTATTGTTCGTGCCATTACCACTAACGGCACCGCTTTTGGTGAAGTGTGGGCGGACAACGACGACATTTACTACAACCCTGTAACGGGCAACCCGACAAAAATTAAACCTGTAGCGCCAAACATAAAAGTTCAGCTCGGCACAATCATCCACGCAGGCGCGGGTGGTTCAGGTTCGTTCTTCGTTAGCATAGGGTCTAGTTCTACTCTTGGCGGCACAGACTCTAATGTGCAGTTTGGTGCTTTAGCAAACAATAACTTGATTGTGTATGACAGCACTGCGGGGTATTGGAAGAACGTAACAACTGGCACAGGCGTAGTTACTGCGCTTGGCGTGAATACCGGCTCTGCGGGCGCGGTAGTGTTGTTTAACGGCGCGCTAGGCACACCGTCTAGCGGCACCGCTACCAACTTGACAGGCTTGCCGCTGACTACCGGGGTAACTGGAACTTTGGCTGCGGCTAATGGCGGTACCGGAATCACTGCGGTAGGGGCAAGCGGCAATGTTCTTACTTCTAACGGCACTGCGTGGACATCGGCTACGCCTGCTAGTGCAGGTGTTCCTGCGGGGACTATTCTTGAGTATGGCGGTACGTCCGCGCCAACTGGGTATTTAGGCTGCGATGGGGCTGCGGTTAGCCGATCAACTTATGCCACGTTATTTACGGCGATAAGCACTACGTGGGGCGTTGGCGACGGAAGTACTACGTTCAATGTTCCAGACTTTCGCAGGCGTGTTCCGGTAGGTTCTGGCGGTACGGGAACAGCTACCTTAGCAAATTCTGTGGGCAGCACTGGCGGCGTGGAAGGGTTTACGCTTACTGGTTCACAGCTTCCGCAATACACTGCTTCTATTGGCGGCGGCACAGGGTTTGCAGACACGGGTACCTTGATAGGAAGCACAAGTCCGTATTCGCTTTTCTATGCTTCTGGCGCGCCATCAGCAATTCCAATTATTCAACCTTCCGCTGTTGTTCTTAAAATTATTAAGACATAGAGAATAGTATGCCTAATGATCCTATGCTTATGATCGCCGCGCTTAAAAGCATTCAAAACACTGATTTAACTTACGCGCAACTAAGGTCAATTGAATACCCGCCAATTGCTGATTACGTTGATGGAATTGTTAAAAACGATCAGGCGCAGATTGACGCGTATATTGCTGCTTGCAAAGCAGTAAAAAACAAGTACCCAAAATAACTGTTTAGAGTAACCCATGACCGTTACCTTAAAAGTGCTGATACCGGCCAAGACCGCAGAGGCCAGCCAGACCACGCAATACACTGCGTCGAACGTCACCACGATTATTGACAAGTTTACCGCGACCAACTACAGCGCCAGTTCTGCGACCGTGAGCGTCAATCTGGTTACCTCGGGCGACACGTCGGGCAACCAGAACCTGATTACCAAGACCAAGACGCTTGCACCGGCAGAGGTATATACTTTCCCCGAGATTGTCGGCCAGGTGCTGATAGCGGGCGGGTTTATCTCCACCATCGCAGGCACCGCAACGGCAATCAACATTCGCGCTTCAGGGCGGGAGGTTAGCTAGTGGGCGAGCAAGAACAAGCGGTGCGCGCCATATACGATTCGGTGCAAGACCGTTTGGCTTGCGATTTTGCGCCATTTGCGGCTTTACTAAAAGACTGGCAAATAGTGCCTTTGACGCAAAACAACACCGTAATTGGCGGCGTTATGTTACGCAATAACGAGATCCACGTAGGCTATAAACGCCGCCCAAGCGCGTCAATTATGCGGCATATCAAAAGCACGTTAGGCGATATACTAACGCGGTTTGATGAAGCGGTAACTTGCGTAATGGAGACAAATACGCGGGGGCTAGAGTTTTGCCGCCGTTTAGGGTTTGTGCCTACATTGGTTGAAAATGGTTGTATCTATATGAAATGTATGAGGTGTCCCTATGTATAAAGTCTATCTTAGCCGCGCTCAAACCCGCGCTTGGAGTTTAGATATGCCTATCGGTGATCCGACGGGCGGGCCTGCGTATGGCGAACGTAACGATCCGATGACGGCAGTAGTAGCCGGTTCATCAATTTTGGGATCGGTAATTTCAGCAGACGCGGCAGGCGATGCAGCCGACACCGCAGCGGGGGCATCAAGGGAAGCCTCTGCCGCGTCCATCGCAGAGCAGCGCCGACAGTATGACCTTAGTCGGGCTGATTACGCGCCGTACCTTGCTGCTGGCACTGGTGCGGTTAATCGGTTAGGCGCGGGCGTAGCGGCGGGTGGTGAGTTTGGCGCGGTTACACCGTTCGATTTCAGATACGACCAAAACACTGATCCCAGCACTGTTTTTCGTTTTAACCAAGGCAGGAAGGCACTTGAACGAAGTGCGGCGTCCAGAGGCGGTATTTTGTCCGGCGAAATGCTTACGAATTTGACACGCTTTGGTCAGGACATGGCCAGCCAAGAATACCAAAACGCTTTCAACCGCTACACGACCGGCTTCAACGCCAACACAGGCGAGCGTAACCAGCTCTACAACCGTTTAGCTGGTGTAGCTGGAACAGGTCAAAATGCTGTTGGGAGCGTTACAACACAAGGCGCGAACATGGCAGGTAACATCGGCAACGCCTACATGACCAGCGCAGCCAACACCGGCAACGCAGCGATGGCAGCGGCGGGGATACGTAACTCGGCGTATGGTGGCGTGGGGAATGTGCTAGGTCGGATGTATGGTAATTATGGCCGGTCACCGTATGGCGGTGGTGGTGGTGGCGGCTACGCTCCAGTGCAAGAAGGTTCGCCTAATTTTAGCCTACCAGAGATATATACCTAAGGATACGTAAATCATGGCTGAACTTAACTTTGGACTACTGACCCCGCCCGGCTCGCAGAGCATAGGCAACGCGTTTGCACAGGGCATGGATCAGGCAGCGGTGGCTAGGGCGCAGGAGAACCAGAACGCGCTGGCTCAATACACCTTGGGCAAAGCAAAGCGCGAGGATGCCCAACAAAACGAGTTATACGCAGCAGTGCGTCAACCCGGCTTTAAGTTGGATATTGGAACGGCTATGCGGTTTGGCGCGCCGGGGTTAGCCGCGTACAAAGCGCAAGAAGAAGCAATATCGCGCGGCGTTGACCTGCAAATTAAACGCGGTGCACTGGCCGGACAACCCAATAAACAATTGCTTGACGAAAGCAATCTTCTTGACAAAGTATTAGACCGGCATAAAACGGCAATTCCCGGTGTACAAACACCCGACGACGCCGCAAATTATACAGCTAGGCTGTACGACGATCCAATAACTGGCACGTATGCGGCAAGACTTGTACCCCGAGAAGAAGCACTTACAAGAGCAAGAGACGAATTTATTAAAAATCCCGACAAATGGCGCGTTACAAACACTAATGTAAGCGGGTTACAAGTCCTTCAAGCCCTTATGCCTAAGCCGCAAGTGGCGGGCGGTCGTATTGTTGATATGAACCCTGCGGCGCCTGGTTTCGGCCAACCAATACCTAACACGTCGTACATACCGCAAGGTGCTACGGCTAAAGCCGACGCCGACCTTAAAGCTGCAATAGAAAACGGCGCGCCGCCTGAGGTAATTGCGGCATTTACCGCTGCTCGTGATTCAGCGTTAGTCGCCCAACAACAACGCGCGCAACACATTGCTATATCGGGTGGGCAACTTGGCGTAGCGCAAGGTAACTTAGCGTTACGAAATCGGGAATATGATCCGTATGAAATGTTTCCGCAAGTTATGGGTGGTGGTGGTGGCGGTGGCGCGCGTCAAGTAAACAACTTGGGCACTACGCTGCCGTTGGCAACTCCCACGCCCCAAGGGGCTGCGCCAACAGCCCCCGCGCCCCAAGCGGTTGCGCCAGCAAGCACCGCGCCTATGACTGTGGCCGACGCGTTTAAAAAGAATGTGACCGGGCCAGAATTTGTAGCGGTATTGCCGCCAACGGTTAGACCGCTAGTAGAATCTATATTGCGTTACGATCAACGCCCACCCAGCCCTGCAACCAAACGCGGTCAGCAATTGCTGGAGTTAGTCAACCAAGCTGACCCAACGTATGATGCCAGTAAAGCGCAAACGCGTTACATAGCCAAACAAACCTTTGTGAAAGGGCCGGTAGCGGATGCAATTGCGTCAACAAATACGGCTATTGACCACATGGATACTTTAGCTAAATACGGCGCTGATTTGAACAACGCTGATGCGCGTCTGGCTAACGCGGCAAAACAAGGAATAGCCGCTGCCTTTGGCGCAGACGCGCCTACAACCTTTGACGCTACACGGCGAATAGTAGGCCAAGAAGTAGTTAAAGCGGTTGTTGCAAACGGTGGCTCAATGCGGGAACGTGAGGAAGCGGCGGATGCGTTTAACAGAGCTAATTCGCCTGCACAGTTGGCCGGCGTGATTAAATCATACCAAGCACTATTAGGCGGACGCTTAAAAAGCACTCAGCTACGGTATGAAAACGACACTGGGCTAAAAGATTTTCAAACTAAACTTTTACCCGCAACTATCCGTGCGATTAGCGGTGCAACACCAGCCGCCGCTGGCGCGAACACAACTGTGCGTAATTGGTAATGGCGACCCGCGACGTTACGGTTACGTTTGATGATGGCACATCAAACATATACAAAAATACGCCCGAGGACATTACGCCACAGGCTATCCAAACACGCGCCGAAAAGGACTTTTCAAAAAAAGTAACCGGCATTGATGGTGGTCGAAAACCGTCTGAAATACCTGTTGAACGGCGTACAGTTACGCGCAGGGCGTTTGATGTAATGGGTGACATTGGGTCGGGCGCGGTGAAAGGCGCAACGGATATTGGCGCTACGTTGATGGCGCCTTTTGATTTTGCCGCTCGACAACGCGGGTATGACATTCCATTTGTTCCTGGCCGTTTGGATGACCGACGGCAAGAAATTACCAACGCTTTAGCCGGTCAGGGCGCGGATGTTAATTCGCTATCTTACGGCGGGGGTCGCCTTTTCAGTAATGTTGCCGGCACTGCGGGTTTGGGGCCAGTAATCGGTATGGGGCTAAAAGCAGTTGCGCCATCAGCCGCGCCGTTAGCCGCGTCTATTAGCGCCGGCGGGTTTATACCCAAGTCCTTAACCGCCACCGAACGTATAGCGGCAGGTTTGCCTGCGGCTACTATTCTTGAAAAGGCCACTACTTTAGGCACTCGCGCTGCGGGCGGTGCGGTAGCCGGTGGGGCGGGCGCATTTGCGATCGACCCATCAGAAACTGGTACCGGATCCGTTGTAGGCGCGTTAGTGCCTACCGTGGGCGCGGCTCTTGTATCGCAATTGGCGAAGAAAACAGGTTTTCTTTGGGACGCTATAACGGGAAACTTAGGCGCGGTAAAAGCCGCCGAAATAGCTAAACAAGTAGCGGCGGGGGACGCGGCGGCTATCCGCGCAGCTAACGCTGTTGCCGACCCAAGCCTTACCGCAGGGCAAGCAGCGGGGGGCGCAGGTAATACCGCGTGGGCTGCGTTGGACGCCTTGGCTCGTAAACAAAACACGGGCGGCGCGTTCACTAAAAAAATTGACGCCCAAACAGCTAACACTGAAGCAACGCTAGATAGGTTAGCCGGCGGCACCACCGCGCTGGAATCCAATATAGCGCAAAAGCAAACTAAGACCGCGCTTAATACACTTACCACGCCTATGCGCGAGGCGGCGCTTGAACGCGCCGGTGTGGCGGGCGAAGCGGTGCCTTTCTTGCAACAAGTAGCCGCTAAAGGCGAAGCCGGGGCTGCAAGCGCGGTTGCCGATGTGCGTCGGTTTACGGGTTTGATTGAACCCGCCGATGATTGGGCGCGTACTTGGGCGCCTAGCGCTATGGCAGATGTTGATGCAGCAGGAAAATTTATACGCGGTGGCGATGTGCGTTTGTTAGGCATACCAAGACAACCGCAAGCAGCTACATACCCCGGCGAATTAGCCGCGCGGGCGGAAGGCGCGGCTACCACGGCGGCTGAAGAGTCATTGAAACTGGGTGCTATTGCACGCAACGCCAAAACAGCAATAGCTGACTTGGAAGCACAAGGACTGAAACCGCTTAAACCGGACAGCATTATAGCGTCTATAAAGTCTAAACTTACTGACCCAAGCATTGCATTAAACGCCAATCTTGCGCCCGCGTTAAAACGGGTTACAGACATGTTGGGCGATTGGACTAACAAGTTTGGGGTTATTACGCCTGAAGCACTGTACGCCATACGTAAAAACGGCATTGCCGGTGTTATTCAAGATTTGCATCCTACTGCCACGCCAGACCAACGACGCGCTTTTGCTCAAGCGGTTATGACCGAAGTGCGCCCGCTAATTGATGACGCTATAGAAGCAGCGGGTGGTGCGGGCTGGAAAGCATACCTAAAAACTTTTGAACAAGGTATGCACGTCGTTGAACAAAAACGAATGGCCGACGTAGCACGACAGCTATACAAGTCCGGCGACAAGCAAGGGTTTATAGACTTAGTTAAAGGTAGCAACGACAAGGCGCTGGGTATAGTAGAAGATGTTTTTGGCCCCGGCAAAGTTAATTTTGTGCAGCTTATGGGCGGCCAACGGCCTAACAGTCCCGCGTTGGAATATATGCGGATAGCCGAAGAAACCGCAAGAGACCTTAATTTGGCTAAACGCGCGGGTGAAGGCGGCGCGGAATTAGCCAAAATTATAGACCGTAACGCGTTAAAATTTAATTTCCCGCCGTCACTTAGCACCAAAATTGCCGTTGCGCGGCAGGGCATGAAAGAATTTGAAGGCAAGATAAACCGCGCCGCTATGGACGCATTGGAAAAAGGTATGCGTTCCGGCGCGAGTGCCAATGAAATGTTGGCTATGGTACCTGCCGCCGAACGGGGGAAAGTGCTTAAAATTATGACTGATAGCGCAACATGGAGTCCATTGCTAACAGCGGGCGCTAGACAAGGCATGGTTAACCGACTAGCGCCGCGAGAAAACCAAAACAACTTAGCCAGGTAGCCAAAACATGGAAAACCAACATCTCATAAACGGACTTATCGGCGGCGGTTTTGCAATCCTCGGCTGGTTTGCGCGTGAGCTGTGGGGCGCGGTCAAAGAACTGCGAGCCGACCTTGCTGCGCTGCGTGAGGACTTGCCGAAAGAGTACGTTGCTAAAGACGACTACCGCGAGGACATCAAAGAAATCAAACTGCTGCTGGCGAAGATATTTGAAAAACTTGAAAACAAGGCCGACAAATGAAAAAGATACTCCTCCTCATGCTATTGCCGGTTATTGGTGTGTCTGCTGTTGTCGTTCTATACCTTGGGTTTGGTCAGTGGGAAAAACCGTCAGCCCCCAACCTGATGATGTGTAACGGTGAATACGCACTGTGCGCCGCCAGTGGCTCCACGCCCACAGGCAGGGCAATAACGGTCAAGGGGAAAGTGTTTCAGGAAGGCATGGCAGTATGCCCAATCCTGACAGGCCGAAGCGTAGCCAACGGTGCGTTGATGAACAACTCGTGCGATGCGCCTACTGGTAAGGTCTGGAGCCTGTTTTCCACTGTTAGCGAAGCGCCACAAGCGCCATCGTGGGCAGTTGCGCCTTTGGTGAGTAGATCATTCATCCTCGGCAAAGATTCGGGTATGAGTAACCAGTGGTCGTTCCTGTGCGACAAGCAATTGAAGCCGGTCAACGGTGTGATGCTTGCGTCCTGCTACGGCCCAATCAACGAATCACCAGCTACTAATGGGCATATCAAGCCCGGTGCTAAAATTGTTACTGACGCGCCGGTAGGCGTGTTAAATCCTGTAGGCGGTAACTTTTGAACCCGCTCTTTATTGGCCCTATCCTTGAGATCGGCAAGGGCATCATAAACAGGCTGTTTCCAGATCCAGCCGCCGCAGCCGCTGCCCAGCTTGAGCTGCTGAAGATGCAGCAGAATGGTGATCTTGCCCAGCTCGCCGCCGATACGGACTTAGCCAAACTACAGATTCAAACTAACATTGCCGAGGCCGCAGGCAATTGGTTTACCGCCGGCTGGCGCCCTTGCATTGGCTGGGTGTGCGGCGCGGGGCTGGCGTATGCCGCACTGATCGAGCCGTTTGCTAGGTTTATAGCCAAAGTCGGGTTTGGGTATACGGGTGAGTTTCCGGTCATAGATACCAACCTGACAATGCAGATTCTTATGGGTATGCTCGGCTTGGGCGCCATGCGTTCGATTGAAAAGATTAAGGGCGCAGAAGGCAACAGATGAAAGAGAACTTTGAAAAATCTCTTGCTCTAGTGTTGCAGCACGAAGGTGGATACGTTCACCACGCTTTAGACCCCGGCGGCAGGACGAATCTAGGCGTAACCCAAAGAGTGTGGGAGGAATATGTTGGACACCCAGTTGATGAAGCAGAGATGCGTAGCCTCACAAAAGAGATGGTTTCGCCACTCTACCGGAAAGAATATTGGAATGCCATCTGTGGCGATAAACTGCCTAGCGGTGCTGATTATCTTGCCTTTGATTTTGCTGTCAATGCTGGCTCTTTTCGTTGCGTCAAAACTATTCAACATGCCTTAAATATAACGGCTGATGGTGTCATCGGCCACGTAACTTTAAAGGCTATTCAAGAAACAAATGCAAAAGATTTTATTAACAACTTCTCGGCAGCTAAAGAAAGTTTCTACCGTGGCCTTACTACTTTTCCTACATTTGGTAAAGGGTGGCTTAACCGCGTTGCAGAAGGTAAAAAAGCTGCCGAGGAAATGCTAGGTTAATTTGCAAGCCTCGCACTTCCATCGCTTTTGCTTGCCTTTGTTTATCGGAATGTACACTCCACCTGCTGTATTTTTGTGAGCCTGGCAGTTGGAACACCACCGTCTTTGAGTTATCTTCTCTGCAGCGTCTGCGACTTCTTTAGCTAACGTCATTTTAAGCACTTCTTCAGCTCAACAGTCAGCCGCTCAATTCGTTGGTTGTTGTATAACATCATCGACCCTGCGTAGTCCCGCGCTGTCGCTGCTAACAGCAAATCCCGCCTCGCCGTGTCTATCTCACGCGCCATCAATTCCTCGCAAGTTGCGGGTGTGTACATCTGCTTTATCCAGTTTAAAAATTTCATTTTATCTCCTCAGAATTGTAATCATTGCCCAAATCATCACGCCGATGACTGCGAGCAACCCGACTGCTGGCGAAAACTCTACGAAAAGGTCAACCACCGTTCTTCTCCTTAAGCAACTCAGGCATGTTGTCACGCACCCAATCCAACAATTGAATTAAATCAACTCGCGTACAGCAATGGCCAGCTTCGTTCATTGCAAGCACCACAGGTCTGCCCTTTTCGTAAACAAGTTGTACATCCATACCTTCTTCGTAATCTTTCACGCCTTGCATTACGTTATCCACCGTTTTTCTCCCGCGCTATGCTGAGTACGTATTCCAAAGTATATTCAGGAGCGTTTGGCGAAAATTTCGGATATGTTGACAGCAGACCTATTGCAATTAGCAGAACTTTGTTCGTCCATTCAAGTTCCCGCAAAGCGCACTCATAGTGCCGTGGCCCGCTGTCGTAGCATCCTGCGTAATGCGTTGTCATACATCCTCCCCAATCCGTAATTTAATTTCTTCTGCCATCGCTGCCCACGCTAATATTTCCCGTATCTCCGCACCCTCCGCATTGTTTTGCTCGGGCCAGCAATTCAGGCCGCGTTTGAGACAATCAATAACTGCTTGAGTTAATTCAACTTTCATTTTGTATCCCTTATCTTGTCTGCCAAAAACCAAATATTCCACGGCTGGAATATTTTGGCTACTTCCGCTTTGTTGCAGCAAGCGCAGTATCGTGACTGCACTTTTTCGTAGCCGTGGGCCGTATCAATCGGCGCAGACCATTTCCCCCAATCGTGCCAACAGAATTTCATTTTGCAGCCTTCCTTAACTTGATAAACACCTTGCGTTTGTAATCACGCTGCCGCCGTATAAGCTCCAGTCGCTGGCCGCACACACCAGCAGCCATTGCCTTGTCCAGCCGCCGCTGAAATATCTTCAGGTCATGTTCCACTTCCTGCAAATACGTCATCCCCGTCTCAGCGGAAAAATCCTCAGTTGGAACCCAAAACGATACCTTCCTCGCGCCGCGCACTAGGTGTATTTGCGGCAGTAACGCGTCCATGAAAGTCATCGTTGCGCTCCGTTGAGTAGCTCCACGCGTTCTCTGGACACGCGCAAGGTGTTATACCGCTGGTGCAGCCGCTCAAGCACCACAATGCGCCGGGTGCCTACCCTTTCCTCGTTCAGCATCTGCAACACCTCGTCCTCGGTCTTAGACGCAAGGACATGGTTCAACTCACGCCAGGTTAGTCTTTTCAATTTTCTTCTCCAGTTGGTTAATGTTATGCAGCACCCGCGCCAACCCACGCTCGGCGGCGTTGAACTGCCGGTAACGGATGGTTAGCTCGGCCTTCGCCGCCTTCAGCTTGCCCTTCAGTGCGTCGATTCGTTTCATGTCAGTGCTTCCATAGCCAGTTGTGATAAGGATTTCTTGTCGTGCAGCGCGTCGTAAATCTTTTTGTCTACCGTGTCATTGGTCAGCAGGACGTAAACCCACACGTCGTGCGTCTGGCCGCTGCGGTGCAGGCGCCCAATGGTCTGCTCGTAGAGTTCCAGCGACCACGGCAACGACAGGAACACCATGTGACAACCACCGAATTGCAGGTTCAGGCCGTGGCCGGCAGACTTCGGATGCACCAGCAACAGCTTGACCTTACCGGCGTTCCAGCGGTCGATGGCGTCCGGGTCGTCCAGCGTCACGGCGCGCGGATACCGGCGCTGTAGTTCGGCCAGTTCCTCCTGATATTGGTAGGCGATGATCGTATTGGCGTGCTGGTTCTCGGCCAGCAGATTGTCCAACGCTTCAAACTTGTGGTCGGAAAACCAGACTGCCGACTTGGTGGTGGTGAATTTGCCGGGCTTGTCGCTTGGCGTCGTGCGGGTGTCGTAGACGAAGCCGCTGCTCATCTGTTGCAGCTTGCCCGTCACCACCCCGGCGTTGGCCGCTACCGCCTGGGCGGTGGAAAACTGCACCATAAAGTCCCTCTTCATGGCCTTGTATTCCCACATCTCCATCGTGCAGCGCATCTCGACGATGTGCAGCGGCGGCAGCTTGTCTCTGTATTCGCCAGCGTCCAAGACGTAGGTGGCCGGCTTAATACGATCCATCACCATCGGCAGCGCGTCAGCGCGCGGCTCCCAATCGCCGTAGTCACGGTTGATGCAATGGAAATACTGCTGCAAGAAGGCACCCTTGCTGCGGCCAAGCAGTGACTGGTCAATCACCTTGCATTGCCCGAATACGTCCTCCAGCCCGTTGCTGGTAAAGCTACCGGTCAGCCCCCACCGAATCGGGATAGCATCGAGCACCTTCAGCAGCGCCTTAAACCGTTTGCCCGACGGGTTCTTGAGCCGCGTCAACTCGTCAAACACCACGCCGTCGAAGCGTAACGGTTGTTCGGCCAGCCATTGCAAGTTGTCGTAAGTGGCGACCACAATCTGCACGTTGGCCTGCAGCGCCTTTGCGCGCTGCGCCGGCGTGCCGGTGGCAACGGTCAGCGACAACTCGGGTGTCCACAGCTTGTTCTCCGTAGGCCAGACCGCCTCGGCTACACGCTTTGGCGCGGCGACTAGAAACCGCTGCACCACGCCCGCGCCCAGCATGTCGCGCATGGCGGTAAGCGTAATGGCGGTCTTACCCGCACCGACAGGTGCGAGAATCATCGCCCTGTCCGACTCGTAGAGGAAGTCGGCGGCTATTTCTTGATAAGGTCTAAGAACCATATTGGACGTCAAACAAATCGGTGGGTTTTATGGCTATACCATGCACTAAGTGCCCAAGGTCGCGCATTGCATCGAGCGCATTCACGTTATCGCACCCCCACGCAACCAACATCGAGCCGCTACCCGCACCACCGCCGCCAGTAACGCCTAGCCCGTCAACAAACTTTACCCGCCCACGCAAAAACAGAATTGCGTCGGCTTTTGCTACCGAGTCGTGAAACCACGCACAATCTGTTCTGGCAAACACCAAAGCAACCCCGTTTCGGTGGTTGTGCATTCGCTTAAGCCACGCCGATGTGTGTTTGCCGTAGGGAGGATTCAACCAGACGCGCCCGTTCCAAGCCGCAGTCAACCCGTCGTCACATATTGAATACCGCCGTTTGGCGGGTATCCAATCAATCCCGTTTGGCGGTTGGCAAGGGTCAAGGTCAAAGGCCAAACCAAGACGCTGAAACACCCAAGGCGGCGTGTACCAGTCAACATTGGTGCTGTTACGGGCTTCGTGCGAAAACCCGCCAGACGTTATTTTATCCACGCGTCCACCTGATCCTTTGTCCATAAGCACGTATACCGTTGTTCCAATTGGCGCATGTCCTCGGCAAACAAGCCTTGCAGCTTGGATAACCGACCGCCGGGCTTCTTCAGTTCCACAAACCACGTCGCCCCATTCGGCAGACAGGCGATGCGATCTGCCACACCGCGCTGCGCGGGTGAGCGAAACTTGTAGGTGCGCCCGCCGCTGCGCTGCACAACCCAGTCAAAATACTGTTCGACTTCTTTTTCTAGCATGTTGGTTTCCTTTGTGATACGCTCACATCGTAACACGCTAAAAAAGTCTTTGACAAGTATTTTTTATGCAGTCTATAATCTAGCCTCCACTCAACTAAAGGAACCTAAAATGGAAATTACCAACAGAACTTCTGCGGGCTTGTGCGAAGCACTATTTCAAGAATTTGATTTGTTGCGTGCTGGTATGAGCGATCATCATCGTGCGGCAGCGGTAGCAAAGTTAGCTGTGCAAATCATCAATACTAAACGGCTTGAAATTGACGCGGCGGTGTTTGACAAGAGTGGGCTAAAGTTTTCGCCGTTAAACCTAACCACTCAAGGGGTGCGAATTGGCCTTCCTATATAACCCCGAAGCAATAGCGCAAGCAAAGGCGTTGCAAGCGCAAATCTATGCCATATTCAAGAAATGTAATCAGCATGAGGGTTTGTGCGATGTGTGCGGCGATTCAAAGTATGTAGCCGCTGGCAACGGTTTTGCGCCTAATGACGCGCCTAAATTGTGCATACGCCATCGTTGTGGTTGGAATTCAACACTAGCGCGTCGCGGGCGCAAACAAGATGTGACGCTTTTTTTTGCCCGTTATTTAACTAATATTTTAATTAAAGGACACTAAATGACTACCGCGCTTGAATCAGTGATCGAAATCATTCTTGACCACGGCAAGTACCCCGCAAAGGGGCGCGTGTTGTTCGACCTGTACGAGTACCTGCTGGAAGAACGCGATCCATCCTACGCGCACGAACTTTATGTGGCCAGCATGAGCAGCAACACCCGCGCTTTCGAGGATCGTATCGAGCGTGAGCGCAAGACAGTGACGGAGATGCTTGAGAAGCATCTGCGTAACTCTGACTTGGTGTCCGACTACGCAGCGGAGTGTGCAGAATGAAATACAAGCTAGCGTTTCCGGTGCCTGACCTGCCTAACCAAAACGGTATGGATTTGCGTGACTACTTTGCCGCAAAGGCGATGGCTATTTATTGGGCTGGCCCAGATGCTGAATCAATATGCGGCACCTTAGAAAACGTGGCCGACTGGTGCTATGAAATGGCCGACGCAATGTTAGAAGCGAGGGAAAAATGAAACACTCTACAATCGTAGGCGGTAGCACCGCCAAGCGCGTGATGAACTGCCCCGGCAGCGTGGCGCTGGTGAAACTGGCGCCACCGTCAACCAGCAGCACGTACGCCGACAAGGGCACGCTGTTGCATAACCTCATCGCGGAGATTCTCGATACGGACACCGACCCGGTGTCCCTGATCGGGACTAACTACGAAGGTCAGATTCTCGATCAGGAAATGATCGACGAGAAGTTGCAACCCGCCCTCGACCTGCTGGACAAGCTCGACCCTGACAAGGCGATGGCGTTAGCGGTCGAGACACGCGTGGGCTTTGGTGATTACCTGCCGGGTGCCTTTGGTAGCTGTGACGTGCTGGGCCGCATGGGTGACGTTGCTTACGTCATAGACTGGAAGTTCGGTGATGGCATTGCCGTTGACGCAGAAGAAAACGAGCAGTTGATGTACTACGCTGCCGCTGCTATGCGTACGCCCGAGGCGGCGTGGGTGTTCAAGGGCGCCACCAGTATTGAGTGCATCATCATTCAGCCGCCAGTAATCCGGCGCTGGACGACCACACCGGCTCGCATCAAGGCGTTTGAGAAGGATCTGAAACGTGCGGTGAAGGTGGCCAGCTTGCCGGACGCCAAGCTCAACCCCGGTTCGCATTGCAAGTTCTGCCCCGCGAAGCCGACCTGCCCGGCCATGACCGGCGCTGTTGACCGGGCGCTGAAGGTCAAGCTCGACGCGGTGGATGACGAGATGCTCGGCAAGTACGCGAGCAATGCGGTCTTGCTGCAAGGCTGGATTGACGACCTAAACGCGTTGGTGCAAACCAAGATCGAGAAGGGGTATAAAATACCGGGTTGGAAACTGGTCGCCAAACGTGGCACACGTAGTTGGGTCGATCAAGGTAAGGCAACAGCGGCGTTGACTGCATTGGGCGTTGACCCTATTAAAAAAGAATTAGTTTCTCCGGCCCAAGCAGAAAAACTGCTGAAGGCCAAAAAACAGAATCTGCCTGAAGGACTGACGGTGTCAGTTTCGTCGGGCGATACGGTGGCACCGGAGTCAGATCCGAGGCCAGCGGTTTTGCAAATCGGGCAGCAGTTGACCGCTGCCCTCTCTAAACTTGTTTAAAGGACAGTAAAATGAATATCGTAACTTTCGCAGGTGCAAACCTTCCCGCTGTTGCTTCACTGGCAACGTCACTCCGCAAGCTGGAGTCCACCGCAGGCCCGGCGGGCGTTGTGATCCTGAAAATGGATCGCACTGGCCATTGGGTGTTTGGTGCAGACCAGACCGAGGTGGAGGACGGCAGTCATTGGGCTATCAATCCGTTCAGCTTTGTCCACGGCTACATCGCGTGGGGTGACGGTGAGGTGCTGGGCGAGAAGATGGCCTCGGTCAGCGAGCCGTTGCCGGAACTCGACGTGGCGCCGCCCGGTGCCAAGAAGGGTTGGGAAACGCAGGTCGGCATGTCCCTGAAGTGTATCTCGGGGGAGGATGCCGGCATGGAAGCGCGGTTCACCACCACTAGCGTGGGCGGCAAGCGCGCGGTGCAGGAACTGGCCGTGGAGATTGCAACGCAGGTGGATAAAGACCAAGCCGCCCCGGTGCCGATTGTCACGCTGGGTTCTGAGCATTACCAACACAAAAGCTACGGCAAGATCTACACGCCGGCGTTCGCAGTGTTGCAGTGGGTCAGCCTGACCGCTGACGAGCCAGCGCCGGTGGTGGAAGCGCCGGTGGTGGAGGCGCCAGCGCCTAGCCGTCGTCGTCGGGTAGTAGCGTAAGGATAGGCGGGGGCGCTGTACGGCCCCCGCACACTGACATGGACAGACAAACCTGTAGTAATTGCAAGTTTTACTTTCTTGACGCGGAGATTCAATCCGATGACACCGGTGAAACGTTAGGTTGGGGTGATTTTATGTCTGAGTGTAGGCGTTATCCTCCAGCACGCAACGAAACCAAGGCCAGCGACGGCGACGTCCACTTTGAGATGTTTAGCGGGCCGTTTGTTCAGGCTATCAATTGGTGCGGTGAATGGCGCGCCAAATGATCTGGCTTGATTTTGAGACACGATCACGCTGCGACTTACCCAGTCGTGGCGTCTATAACTACGCGCAGGATGCCAGCACCGAGGTGCTGTGCATGTCCTACGCCGTCGATGATGGCGAGGTGGCTACCTGGTTGCCGGGTATGCCGTTCCCCGACATCAGCGGCCATCAAATCATGGCCCACAACGCCGCTTTTGAGCGGCTTGTCTTTTGGTATGTCCTTCAGATGGACATTCCGCTTGAGCGGTTCACCTGCACCGCCGCGCAGGCCCGCGCTAACTGCCTGCCGGGCAGCTTGGAGGACGTAGGCCGCGCTGTCAGCAGCAAGATGAAGAAAGACCACCGTGGCTCGGCATTGATTCGGCTGTTGTCTGTCCCACGCAAGGATGGCACCTTCAACGACGACCCGACACTGATGGCCGAGTTTTTTGCCTACTGCGAGCAGGACGTGCGCGCGATGCGCGAGATCAGCAAGTCGATGCGCCCGCTGTCCGACGACGAACTGGCCGACTACCATGCGAATGAAAAAATTAACGACCGTGGCGTGCTGGTGGACACTGACCTGTGCCGCGCTGCGATAGGCTACGCCGAGGCCGAGCTAATCGAGATACAAGAAATCGTGCGCGAGGTGTCGAAGGGCGAGATCACCAGCGTGCGCTCACCCAAGATGCGCCAGTGGGTGCAGGCCCGCGTCGGCCCCGAGGCCGTCAAGCTGATGTGGACGGGCGAGAAGTATTCGATAGACAAGACCGTGCGCGCTAACTTGCTCACGCTCAGTCCCGACGAGGTGCCGCCCGACGTTAACGAGGTTATCCAGTGCGCTGACGACCTGTGGGCGTCCAGCGTTGCCAAGTTCAAGCGCCTGGCTGACTTGGCCGACGTGGAGGACAACCGGGTGCGCGGCGCGTTCGTCTTTGCCGGCGGCAGCGCCACTGGCCGGGCGGCTAGTTATGGGGCGCAGGTGCATAACTTCACCCGCAAGACCGCGCGCGACCCCGCCGCCGTGCGCCAAGCGATGGTGCGTGGGCATCAAATCGTGCCAAACTACGGCAAGCGCGTCACCGACGTTCTAAAGGGGATGCTACGCCCTGCGCTCATCCCGGCGCCGGGTAACGTGTTCGTGGTAGCGGACTGGTCGAGCATCGAAGGCCGCGTCAACCCGTGGTTGTCTAACTGCCCCGCAGGAGAAGCCAAGCTCGACGTGTTCCGCTCGGGCCGTGACCCGTACAAGGTAAACGCCTCCGCCCTGTTCGGTTGCGGTTACGATGACGTGTCGGGCGACCAGCGCCAGGTCGGCAAGGTGCAGGAACTGGCGCTGGGTTTCCTCGGTGGCCCCGGTTCGTTTGAGACTTTCGGGCGTGTCTACGGTGTGCAGGTCGAGAATATCCCCCGCGCTATACGTGTCTGGCGCAGCGCCAACCCTTGGGCGATGCGGCATGGGCAGGCGCTTGAAAACGCCTACACGTTCGCCATGCGAAACGTCGGGCGCGAGTTCCCCGCTGGCCGAGTAGTCTATATGTTCGACGGTCAGCACCTGTGGTATGCGCTGCCGTCCGGTCGGGTGCTGTGCTATCCCTTCGCCAAACTAGAGGGCGATGGAGTATCCTATCTCAAAGCGTCGTGGAAGCCCGCCGCCGATGCGACCGAGTGGCCGCGCGCCCGTCTTTGGCGTGGCCTCGCCGTTGAGAATGTAACCCAAGCCGTTGCCAATGACATCTTGCGCCATGCGCTGCGCCGGCTAGATGACGTGGTGCTGCACATACATGATGAAGTTGTAGTTGAGTGCGTGGACGACCGCGCTGCCGAGGTCGAGCGCGTGATGTGCGAGCCGCCCGAGTGGGCGGTGGGGCTGCCGTTGGCAGCAGAGGTAAAGATAATGACCCGATACGGGAAATAAAAACGGCCCACGGTGGAGAAACCGTGAGCCGCCGAAGCCAAACCAACCCAAACAGGAGCATCATAGCATGGATTTTATTGACTTCGTTACAAGCCTTGCCCCCGAGGGCGAGACTGTGTTGTTCGTACAACAAAAAAAGGGGGGCTATATACCGCAGTTGCCTAGCGCCCCTCGCCGTGCCGGCGCTTGGTACGTTAGCAGCGGCAGCTTCATCCTTGACCGCATGACCGATGGCGTCCGAGCCACCACCGCGAACTGCACTCACGTCACCTTCATCGCCGTCGACGACGTAGGCACCAAAAGCAAAGTGCCGCCGCTGCCCCCGACGTGGATTATCGAAACCTCACCCGGCAACTATCAATGGGCGTGGGTGTTGAGCGAGCAGGTGCCGGTGGCCGTGGCCGGCGCAGCCGAGCGCGCCTTTGCCGAGGCTGGCTACACCGACGCGGGCGCCATCAACCCTGTACGCAACTGGCGTATACCGGGGAGCGTCAACATCAAGCCGGGGCGCAACCGCTTTGCCGCCGTCTTGACCGAGTTCCACCCCGAGCGCGAGTTCACGCTTGAGCAGATATGCGCCGCTTTGGGCGTGACGCCCGCCGAGGCCGACACCGCCACCGCGCGCCGTGTGGCGCTTGACGACGACGGCACCGACGACGTGCTGGCGTGGCTGTCCGATGCCGGGCACCTGACCGCCCAAGGCAACGCCGCCGGGTGGTGGGGCGTGGTCTGTCCGAACAGCGAGGCGCACACCACGGGCGAGATCGAGGGCCGCTACATGCCGGTCAACCGCGCCTACACCTGCCTCCACGC